TTTGAACCACCAAGGCAAGCTTTATGGATAACGCATCCTTATCATGGCATTACTTTTTCAATGCCTGTCAACGTGGATGTATCGTTTGAAAATTCAGATAAATCAGAATGGGTTAGTTGGAAAGGGTAAAAAATGACATTATTAAGCGCTAAATATATTGCAGCCCTGTATTCAGCGTTTAGACTTATGCCACCTTTTGACCGATACGATTTACCATTAGCTTCAAAAATTGAATGGAAAATAGTTAATGATCCAGCAGCTTATGGATATTTTCATTGCGATCCGCATTTGAAGATTGAAATTTCAAAAGGCCGTTGTTTGCATTATTTGACCGTTTCTGAAACTTTATTGCATGAAATGTGTCACCTTACCCTTTATAACAAAGGATACAAGCATTGGGATGCTCATGGTAAGACTTTTTATCGTTTGGCTGATCAAGTATCCAACATTTATGGATTTGATCCCAAGAGGCTTTAAAATGCGTTTAAACGATATATTAAATAAAAGAGAAGAAACTCATGGTGATTTTATGGCAAAAGCACTATTTATTCAAAAAGTTCAGGAAGTTATTAGTAAAAATTCTTGGAATGAATTAGAAGCCGACCAAAAAGAATCTGTTCATATGATTTTAGTTAAGTTAAGTAGAATTCTTTACGGTGACGCAAATCATGCTGACCATTGGGATGATATTGCAGGTTACGCTCAATTGGTTGCTAATCGACTCAATAAGAAATCATGATTTTACTGATGGTTTTGTCTTTAATAAAAGCCATAATCTTAAACACAAGCTACTTTGCTTGGATTAAATTAAGGACTAATTATGTGGACAACTCCAGCAGCTACAGAAATGCGTTTCGGTTTTGAAGTTACAATGTATGTAATGAACAAATAAATAAAAGGGGATTAAGTTCCCCTTTTTTATGTGTAGCAAATTATGTATTCTAAAGCCAAATGTAAAGGCAAATAGCAAATACATAAAAAACAAAAAGTAACAGTAAACGCAATAAATACGTCAAAATAATTATCCACTATTTCTTATGAGCTTTTGACATTGGAGTATTAATGTGATTTTGAAGTTCTTTCTTTAAAGCTTTTACTTCACGTTCTACAATGTATTCTTTTTTTTCGTGACGGATAAGCGGTTTAAGTTCTTTAAGTGTCATTTTAGTTGCCATAATTTTATCCTTTAAAAGTTCTAGTTCCTGATTTATCAATAATTAAATTTTGTTTTCTTGGGTTTTCTTTTGAGAAGGCAATGTGAACCCACCTGTCAAACTCAAGAATAAGTTGATCGTAAACAATATCACTACCCATAATACGAATAATAATGTCGCTGGGACTACCAAAAGTAGGGCAAACAAGATCAGCAGCCAAACCTTTAATATGTGCGCTAGTAGACTTGCTTCCAAGTGTTGCATTGACAAGAGGGCAACGATAAGCGCTATTAATATAAATTGGTTTTCCAAGAATACTCCTAACTTTTTCTAGGTTGTCAGCTAAAAATTTAATGTTATTTAAAACTTCAGGATCGTCAGGCATATTATCTATGCCAAGTCGGTCTGCAATTTCTGAAGCGTAAAGTTCTTCTAATGTAAAATGAGCAGTTAAGTTCATTTTATTTTCATTTTTTCAACAGTTCTTAATGTTCCCATTCCTAACAAACCAAGTAAAACTGTTAAAAGAGTGTCCATTTGAAATGGCACAAGAATTGGTTGTTGGCCGAAGAGCATGAGAAAGTAGTTGAATAAAGGTAAGATAACAAAGTGGAGTCCAAAAGCAATGCTACATATCCAACCAACAGAGGGCCTCCAACCTGATTTAAAAAAACTTTCAGATTGAGATTCAATAGCATTAATTTTAATTTGTTCAATAGCAATTTGAAAATCTTCATCATTAATAGCTTTTGCTAGTTCTTCTTTAGCTTGCGCTCTAGCATTTAAATCAGGCACAACTCTGTCAAGAATTTTTGAGCCAATATCTAATACTGAATCAATTAATCCCATTTTAATCTAATAAAGTATTAATAGTTTGAAGCAATACAATAACTTCTTCAATAACAATTTTTAATACTTTTTTAATAATGTTTAACACGCAAGTTAATGGTGCTTTTAATACATTCCAAATTTTTAATAATTTTTCTTTCATTTGCTTCCCCTTTTGTCTTCTTTTGAATCAAGTTTTTCAAACAATCTTTCTAAAATCGTTTCTATTTTATCAAATCTTGCAGATATTTCTGATTTTTTTACATACTTTTCAGATATATTTAATTCTAAATCTGATAAATCTTCTTTAAGCTTTTGAGTTGCATCCCATAATTGCCTAGCAAACCAACCAATAACTATAAAAGCTGCGCCTAATAGTGTATTAAATAAAGATTGAAATTCCATGTTATGCCGCCATAATGTATGCAAGTGAATAATAAGGAGGTAAGTTAGCATTTGTGCCACTTACACCTGATGTTGCGTTGCTTGTTGAGGTTGCTACAGTAATACCTGTAGTAGAAGTTCCTGATCTAGCTGTAGCAGCATAAGCTATACCACCTGAATTTGGACCATAAGAATTTACTGAACCACTAACATTGGTAACATGACTGTGTCCAGGGTCTGTAACAACTGATGTTGATGTTGCAGTATGTGTGTGTGATACTAAAATTGCATCTGTTGATCCACCTGTTTGACCTACTGAATATGTGCTACCTGCTCCAACAATAAATTTATTTCTTAAATCAGGTGTTGAATTAGTTCCATCACATAAATAAAAACCTGTTGGAATTGATCCAATTGAACCTGACCACATTAAAATACAACCTGAAGGTAAGCTTGAAGGTGTTGTTGAAGTTACGCTACCTAATATTCCGTAAATATTATCGTAAGTTGCAATAGTTACATCGGCAGAATCAGTTAGTAAAAATTTATAGTTATATCCGTAAGTAATCCAAATTTCGCTTGGAGGTCTTCCGTCAGTTCCTAAAATAATTGGATTTGCATTTGCAATTGTTCCGTCAGAAGTTGTGTAACTTGCAAATGGTGTAGATGAGCCAGCTTGATAAGTATAAAGTTTACCGCCTGATAAAGGTAACCCTGTGACTCCTAAAAAGCTTATTCCATTGCCTATTGGTGATAAATTTACACTCATAATTAATCCTTTTTACCTTTATTCATAATGTCTTGCAAGTTAGTAAATCCTGCGCGTTTTTTATCTGCGTTTTCTCTGTGAATCTTTTCTAAAGTTTTTGCTTCGCCTTTTGCTATTTTACCACCAACATACTCATGAGCTATAGCAGATGCATTACCAAATGTTTTACCACCTGTTAAAATTTCTGCTGTCATTGCAGCGCCTTTTTTCAACATTTGTTCACCAATTCTTCTAGGTAAACGTTTGTTGATATTTACTTCTTGAACTTTTGCGCCAGGATACCCTGTATCAGCCTTAAGAATATGAGCGCCTGAATTGTAGTCGTGTATTCTTGACATTTCTTCAGGGCTAAATAATCGAGTCATTACTTCTCTATTTGTTTTTAAATATGCAGTTCCTTTGTTTGCACTTGCTTGAAATGCTTCATGTGCTTGATTAAGGAAATGCGCTTTAATTTGTGCTAAAGAATTATTTGCAGCCGCTTGTAATTCAGGAGGTGCATTTTTAATGGTGTCTAAAATATGAGTAAATTGATCAACTCCCATTTTTGTAATTGAATCAGGAATTCCTTCAATATCAATTTTACGATTAATCTTTTTAGGGCCTTCTGCATCTAATATATTTGCTATGCCTTTAGGATTTTCTAATGTATCTTTTTTAAGACCAAACAAATCTCTAGCGTCTTTATAAATTGAAGTGCTAGGATCAAGTGTTGATATAACGTCTGCATCAACTGCATCTTTTAATGCTCTATGAAGCCCAGCATTTTTTCTATCCCATACATTATTTTCGTTAAGCCATTGTCTAAATTTTTCAGCTTGCATACCATTTGAAGGAAGCATATTGCCTTTATCATCCATCATATGAAGTGATTTAAGTTTTGCTTTTGCAGCTTTAGCCAAACCTTCGCTTTCAGAATTAAGAGTT